GGACTCTTGAGCGTTTTAGGGACATGAATTACTTTAACAGGTAATTCATCCCGAGGCTCCAGGAGAACAGAGCAATCAGGAACAGGATCTCTAAAAGAAGAGATCCGGAATCCTGAAGAAGGAAAGAAATTTTCTTCCAACCTTCTAGACCAAGTAGGGAGGTCATACTTCCTATTAGCCACAAGCCTATCGGCTGTGGATCCAGGTCCATGCTTAGGAACGTGCTGCCCAAGGCCAACAAGTATATCAGCCCTAGACAGTACGTCACTAAATAGCAAATCGGACACATCACTGAACTCCTTCAAATCGGAGTCGGTGAGCATCCGGCTCGCTAGTCTAGTCTCTTGATCAACCTTGACGTACTCACGAAACGCTGCCCGAGTGCGCTTCTCAGTGCAATCGAGCTCGACCTTCTTCGCGTTGAGGCAGATTTGCCGCACGAAGAAAATCGCGTTGACGTTTGGCACGTCAAGGAGACGACCACTATGCTGGTCAAAGATAAGTGTGGTTAAACCTTTCAGAAATGAAGGGAGAAACCCTGTCTTCCGGAAACCTTGGAAGTCAGTAGACACGACACCGGATCTGGCCAGGGCTTGTTCAAAGTCCTGACAAAACCGGGGAAGAGTTATCGTCAAAAATGATAACCCTTCACCTTTGACCCGCTCAGAGATTGTTTTAAGATCTCTGAGGGTGCTAGCACAACACCACCTGCTCGCATCAGTGAGCAGGCATTCGTAGAGGGGCATTAGGCTTTTCATAGTGGCCTCATTATCTGAGGTTGCTATCCTAACCTATCGCCTCCGACCTACAACAATTACTTCTCTCCTCCCAGAAGTTGGGTTACTTTTGCTCCAGAAGATGCAGTAAGATAGGCAAGAAAGCCGTCTACTACAAGCTTCTGTTCAGCAACGGTATACCCGACGCTGGGAACATCGACAACTATATAAACGCCCATATTGTAATAAGCGTTTAATGAGGAGTCGAACGGATTCGCTGCGATTTTGTTATCATCGAAACGAATCAGTCGCCGATAGCGGTCCTTACCGCTAGTGGCTTGTCCGATGGTCTCTTTAGAGAGACCATCAGAAGAGTAGAAGACCCCTAGTG